AGTGGTAACAATGCAAAGAAAAGATACAGAGGACAAGGAAGATAAGATTGAAGAATCAAAGATTCTTTGTCAACACTGTAAAAGAACTGCAACAAATAATATCAGATGCTTAGGTATGTGTGTTGCAGATTCTGATTATTAGGAGGGGTTTTAGACCTCTCCTTTTTTTATGCTAGATAAAACAGCGCGAAAAACCTCTTTTTCTCTATGGCTTGTTTGATTTGTAATTTACCTAATGTAGAAGTATATGTAAGAAAAGAATATCTCACTGATCACCAAAGTGGTCATGGTGAGTATGTCAAAGGATGGTGGGTATCATGTAAGAGTATTCCTGGAAGAGCATTCTACTTTGAAACCTATCTTCCAGAATATGCTGCAATGTATGATAAGTTACCCATTAGTGCCTTTGTAAGTGAACCAAAAAAACCAACCCCTGATATGGATCTGTATAATCTACAGTTTTGGAACTGTATGGATTATGGGGTTGTAGCAACACAGAAACAGTTTATTGGATCTATGGACTATGAGGTCTTTACAAGGGACCATGGGACTGTTAAAGGCACTTATATCTGTACTATTGACAACTACCACCAAGATCCTGATACAGTTGATTACAGCACCTCTGAGATACCATCTGAACATAAGTCACATAACCTAATAGAATTAGATAATGGACAGTATTGTTTATATCCTAATAACAGAACTAGAATCTTTGATAATAGTTTGACACCAGAGAATCCAAAGATGCCTGACTTTAAAGTTTCTACTGAGTTTTATCAGGTAGAAAATGGTCATGATAGGATGGGTCTTGGTGACCAGGATTCATACTTTTGGAAGACTGCACAGGACAAAAATAAATCAATAAAAGAAAATTAAGATTAGGACTATAAATAAGGACATATCCTGCGTTTAATCATGCCCACTCAGAGGATAAGTAAACCATTTAAAGATGTAAGTGCTACTTTTCAAATCAATCCTTTGAACAGTGATTTGATTGGATTAAAGAATGCTAATGCAATTTCTAGATCTATTCGTAATTTAGTATTAACAATAAGAGGGGAAAAACCATTTGATTTATCACTTGGTTCTAATGTGAATAATTTGTTATTTGAAAATCTAGATTTTATTACAGCATCTAGTATTAAATCTGAAATTGAAAATACCATCAGAAATTATGAACCAAGAGTCAAATTAAATGATGTATTTGTTAAAGCAAATACAGACAGAAATGCATTTGATGTTCAGATTACATATGATATCATTGGTATTGAAATAGACGCACAAGATCTATCATTCTCTTTAGAGCTCACTAGGTAAATGCCTTTAGTTAACTTCACAAATCTAGATTTTAATCAGATAAAAGATTCCTTAAGGGATTATCTTCGTGCGAATTCAAACTTTACTGATTATGATTATGAGGGTTCTAATTTATCAACAATCATTGATATCTTAGCATATAATACTTATTTGAATTCATATAATGCAAATATGGTTTCAAATGAAGTTTTTATTGATAGTGCTACATTAAGAGAAAATGTAGTTTCACTTGCTAGAAATATTGGTTACATTCCAAGACCTAGAGGTGCAGCAAAAGCAAATGTTTCCTTTGCTGTTGACATGACAGGAACTACTACAGTATCAGTTACACTTAAAGCAGGTATTGTAGCAGTAACATCAAATTCATTTTCTGGACAAGGTTTTACATTCTCTATACCAAAAGATATAACTGTTGCAGTTAATGCTAATAAACTAGCAATATTTGATTCAATTGTAATATATGAAGGAACATACATTACTCAAAGTTTTAATGTAAGTTCTAGAGTACCAAATCAAAAGTATATTTTAACTAATGCTGGTATTGATAGCAATCTAATTGAAGTAAATGTACGTGATTCATCACAATCAAATATTTCAAGAAACTTTACACAGTCAGATAGTTTATTTGACTTAGATGGATCATCACCAGTTTACTTTATACAGGAAGTAGATAATGAAAGATATGAATTATTATTTGGCGATGGTATATTTGGATTACCAGTATCTGAACCAAATGTTATAGAAGCAAGTTATATTGTTTCAAACGGAAGTGATGCTAATAATATTTCTCAGATGAATTTTGCTGGTCAATTAGTAAGCAATAATAATGCTGCAATCACAGCAAATATAACATCATTGACTGTAGATCAATCATCTTATGGTGGTTCTGAAATTGAAAGTGTGGAATCAATTAAAAAATATGGAACTCAAATTTATGCATCACAAAATCGTGCAGTAACTGCAGTTGATTATGAAGCAATGATTCCTAAAATTTATCATGAAACAGAATCAGTTTCTGCATTTGGTGGAGAAGATCTTACACCACCTCAATTTGGTAAAGTTTTCATAAGTGTTAAACCAATCAATGGTGTGTTCCTTTCAACTGCAATAAAAACTGACATTGCAAGAGAATTAAAAAAATACTCTGTTGCAGGAATCATACCAGAAATTGTTGATTTAAAATATTTGTTTGTTGAAACTGATTCATATGTTTACTATAATGAAAATAAAGCTCCTAATTCAGAAGTAATATTGGGTCTAACAAGAAATAATATTGTTAGATATTCTGATTCAACTGAACTTAATAAGTTTGGTGCCAGATTTAAATACAGTAAATATCAAAAAATAATTGATAATACACATATTGCTATTACATCTAACATAACAACTGTTCAGATGCGTAGAGATCTTGAACCACTGTTGAATACATTTGCTGAATATGAAATTTGTTTTGGTAATAGATTTCATGTAAAAAATCATGGTCATAGTCCTGTATCAAACGGAACTGTAATTGGATACAATATAAAATCATCTGGTTTTAAAGTATCTGGAATTACCAATACTTTATACCTTGGAGACAAACCAAATACTGGACTGAAGACAGGAACTATCTTTATGTTTAAATTAAATTCACCAACAAATCCTGTTATTGTAAAACAAAATATTGGAACTATTGATTATATTAAAGGAGAAATAATGCTTTCCCCAATAAAGATAATTTCTACTGAGGTAAATAGAGGTGAACCACTCATTGAAATATCTGCAAATCCCTTCTCTAATGATGTAATTGGTAAGCAAGATCTTTATCTTCAACTTGATACAAACAATGTGACACTTAGTACTGTTACTGATGAAATTGAATCTGGTGATGATATTTCTGGTAGTAATTATGTTGTAACATCATCTTATGGATATGGCACTCTTGTAAGAGGCACACCAGTTCTTACTACAGAACAATCAGATAATGTATCTCTTACTGGTTTAATCACTGGTGCTGACAATGCTACTACTGAAGTAGCAGCAGGTACAAATATTACAACATATACAGTTACAACTGGTATGAATGGTTCCACTTCTTCTAATACAAATTCCTACTAATAAGAAATGGCGGTAGATAGAATTAAGTTCAAGGATATTTTATCCTCCCAACTCCCTAGTTACGTTAGGGATGATTTTCCGCTGCTTGTAGAATTTCTTACAGAATATTATTCTTCACAAGAAGTAAAGGGCGCAACATTTGATTTAATTCAAAACTTAGATCAATATGTAAAAGTAGATGAACTATCTAATTTAAAGACTAGCACTACTCTGCTTAATAATATTAATAGATCAACTTCATCTATTTTTACAAGTGATCAGACTAATTTTACAAATGGATTTCCAGAAAAGAATGGACTAATTCGTATTGATAATGAGATAATCAAATATGGATTTACTACTAGTAATAGTTTTGAAGATTGTGTAAGGGGATTTAGTGGTGTTACTGAATATATTGATACGTCATTGCCAGATAAGCAAAAGTTTGAAAAAACAATAGCATCTTCACATGCTGCTAATGCTAAAATTGAAAATTTATCAATTTTATTTTTACAAGAATTTTTTAAAAAAGTAAAAGCACAAATTACTCCTGGATTTGAAGATAGAACTTTATCACCACAATTAAATCAAAAGAACTTTATTAAAAACTCTAATAGTTTTTACAAATCAAAGGGCACAGATCAAGCATTTAAAATTTTATTTAAATCAATTTATGGATCAGATGTAGAAGTTATTAAACCAAATAACCTTTTAATAAGACCATCAGATGCTGATTATGTTGTATCTCAAGATTA